GGATTCTTGGGGTCATTAAAATCTACATTTCCTATTAATACAAAGTTCAGCCCATTTTGAGAAGTAAATCTGGATCCGCGCTTGAGGGTGGGTATGTATCTCGTATCTGGACCAATTCCAGTAGTCGAAGCCGGTATCATGATAAAGAAACCTGCTTGACCATATGTAGAGGGGCGACCGGTGTCTTTATATCCTAAAACTCTACCATGACGTAGAACATTGCTGTATTGATATGCTGTGTCTAAAAAAGACTCATTAACATTATAGTCCATATAAAGAGATAGCTGATCTCCGACGTATGCTACTGCATCTAACATCAGGCTTCCAAAAGAAGCTTCACTAAAATCTTGGAATGTATCTGGGTAGAATCTTTCCGCTATTTGCATCAGATCTTCCCGAATGCTCTGGAAGTCTCTGTGCGTATAGTCTATAGGAAGAATCTTTTTTTGTTCATCTGGCATAAAAAGTCTCCAAATTAAATAGTTAATTCAATTAAATCTTCGGCTCCTATCTCGGGTATTCGATAGGTAATTACTAATCCCAAAGTATTCGTATCAGGATTTGATGCCCGAAAGTCAATACTTGTAATGGAAATTACTGGTAAATATGTGCCTGCTTGTTCTAATATTTTATTTCTAAGTTTTGCTGGAACATTTTCAGAATACATAGAAAATAAATAGTTTCTTACTCCGACCCCAAAATTAGGTTCCATAACTCTTTCGCCGGGCGCCGTTAATAAAAGCATTTTAAAGTTCTGCTTGATCATTCTTTTAACGCTTTTAATCATTGTAAATCCGTCAGCGGAATTAAATGTTAGAGGAAGATGTACACTCAAAGAGGCCATATAATTGTTCCTTTGTTACAGTAAATATCAATCAATCCTTTTTCTTGCACATTGCACCCTCTGCATTGAATGGATTTATACGGAATTTTCGTCTTTTCCACCATGGAACTAGCTTAATTCCAGGCTTGGGCCCGAAAGAGCTTCTTAGATTTCTTACAAAAAGATCAGAAACTTTGCCATCGCGATCACGATCTCCAGGTCTCCACTTTCTAGAATTGTAATAATCCTTAAACATTCTCTTTATGCGTTTTTTAGAATTTCGTAACAATTCTTTATCCCAGCTATCCCATTCATTAACAAATAGGCCGCCTAGGCGTCCAGGTTGTCGTTCCTTATAGCTTGCCCAGCCGTACTTTGAATCACTCGTATCGACACTCGGAACGCCATCTGTGATCTCGATTTTCACTTTCATTCCGGGTTTTTCGAGGAAATCTGAATCTTTGCCTTCAGAAACTCCATATGGAACCGTTATTTCTCCAATTGAAGGTAAGAAAGCGAGATCATTATAAATTGCTATGAATGCAGATGATTTATTCAATGCGAAGATATAATCTACTGCTATTTGAAAAATATTATCTTTTTTGAGATTTTCAATTAAACACAATAAAAGTTTGCTGCTTCCTTCTAATGGAGCCATATCATCAATAGATGTGTCCAGTGCATCAATTTCAACAGTTGTAAGATGTGCTTTTTCTCCATCAACCACAACAGAAAACTCTAAACCGTAGCGTACTCCTAATTGTCCCTCTAGTCCAACTACGGCGCCGTTGGCATCAAATACGCGTGCTAATGTACCTGGATACCAATCGGAAATATTGTCTCCGGATGGATTTGTTTTAATTTTATCAATTGCATCCGTTGGCGCCATTTTGGCGCCATTGATGCTAATATATTTTTCAATTATAAACGGATATGTGCTCACAACAGAACGAGTGCCATATTCGGAGATGTCCCCCAGATCGTTGCCTGTTGCTGCAGAAATTATTTTTGTTTTGCTAGCGAACGGTTTTAAAATAGAATGCTCATCTTCAACATGCTCTTCACCTGTCATGTATACAGGGTTGCCATCATCGTCTTCGTGGACATGATAATAGCCTACATAAGGATCTCCTTTCTTAAGATCGTCTTCGCCGCGAACTTCATGAACTGTGAAAGTGTTTCCGCTGGTATATTCTCCGGTAGCTCCGATTTCCATACCGTCTCCGGTTCCTGTTTCCATATAGTCGCCAGAGAGATCTAAAGTTGTTGCGCCGTAAGTATGTTGCGACAACATATAATAAACCAAGTCGCTATATTCCGGAACCATCCCAATCGATTTTAGATTAGCAACAATCTTTTCGCCTACATAATCTAATTGTTTTTTCATTAATTCGTTTAAAATTAATTTGGCATCTTCTTCCGTTTCTTGAACTGCTTCTAGGTTGTTTTCCATTCTATAATTTTTTAAAAGCTTTAGTCGGCCGACTTCGCGAGCAGCTTTAGCATCTCGTAAATCATCTCTATAAGGATATTCATAGGCTTCCTGTACTTTGCCAAGCCTGTCTAAGGCGTCCCATATATACTGAGGAGGCTCTATCTCGCCTTCATCTATAAGGCGACTATACAATTGGACACCTTGTTCTAAAAATCCATACCAAAATTCACTATCCTTAAAAGGGCTTAAAGCTGCCAACCCTGTTGAGGGCTCCTTGAAATCTTCTTCCATATTCTCAATAATATATTGGGAAAATATAGAACTATAATTTTCTGCGGATGGTTTAAGCCATGTAAAGGTGGCTAACGATTTTACAAAATGGGTGCAGGCATAAATTCTCAATGCGGCTATAATAAGACCTTCTATGCCGGCTTTGGCCGGCCTCGAAAGTATTCTAGAATAAGGAATTTCTTGAATGCAATCAGGATCTCCTTTTAGTCTTTCGTCTTCGGGGATAGATTGATATTTGCTCTGGATAGCGTCGTCAATATCCTCAAAATCAACTAGATCGCTAAGTCTTGGTCTGCACTGACTCATTTCAGGAAAAAGAGCCTCTACCAATGCAACCCATCCTTTATTTTTAAGTGGCTTAACATACAAAGGTGGGCTAAGATATGAGCCTCCAAACTGTCCAGGGTTTAAGTAAATCACTCTAGCGTCTTCGCCATTGTCATACTGATCTTGACTTACGCCCATTATTTGATCTTTTCTGCGAATTTTTCGGGTACCCCCATCTGCAGCTTCTACTTTTGCTTCAGCATAAAGAGTGCCGGCAGGAGAAATAACTGTGCCATCTTCTGTTGTTGTTTCAGATGCCAAGACATAATCAAACGCACTAGCGGTTAAATCATCAAAAACAACACCATAAGCAAAAGCCCCTTCATTAGCAGCTATTTGTTGTATCATGTCGCTTGTTATTGTGGTTATAGCGCTATCATATGCTGTCTTTATAGAATCAAGAGAATAAGCTGATCCATTTTTCTTTAGGATCTCTTGTAACAAATAAACAGGCGGTGTATAAGAAACTTTTTCTTCAGAAGTTCTCAAAAAGTTTGGATATTCAGAAAAGTCTAATCTTTCAAAAACATCATCAATAGCCAAAAATTCATATTTCTGTTCTTCTAAAATAGCATCTCCATCAGAAGAAGCTCCATACTCTTCCAACTGGTCCTTGGTCATTAGTGCTTCAATATCTGGATCTATTTCTTTAACTGCTAAATTAAATTTATCCGTGATAACAATTCTAGCATTCCCGTCTAAACGATTCGCAGGAATTTCGTCTTCGCCCACTTTTAAAGCATTTAAATCGTGTAAATCATTTGTATACATTCCTATCTCAAAACCATATCCCCACGTCTTTCCCCAGGTGATACCGGTACTGCTGCTCTCGACGACCATTTCGCGGCCTGCATATAAATCTTGAAATGATAGTGACATATCTGGTTTTTCTTTTCTGCCCAATTCGACAAACACCACTTCTTCGGCATTATTCTTAACTTGAGGTATGATGTTATAGCCAAGCTCTGGCAATTCCGTTAAGTTAACGTCTGGCGGACCAAACCACGTATCAAATCCAAGATCTTCAAAAGATTTCGTAACTGATCTATCGGTGGGTAGATATAAATTGTTTGAATCAAACGATACGGCCACGTCTTCCATTTGATTTTTCATATGGTTGGCCACATATTTTGGGAACTGGCCAACCTGTTTCCAAACAGCCGCATGCTTGCCATATTCATCCTTCTTCCATGGCGAGCCTTTGTCCATATCGGTTACAAAATCCACATATCGTCGTTGAAAAAATGATTTTCGTGTGTGTGCTGTATATGGATTGCCCTGTGTGTCCGAAAGAATCATATTAATAAGACCCCACCGCCTTTCTCCTGGGCCGTTTCCAAGCATGTCTTCGGAAAAATCAATCTTTAATTGTTCGAAACCATTACTAAGAGTTTGAGTTGCTGTATTTGTGGCTTCCTCGGGCTCAAACGGAAAGATACCATTGTCGCATCCCGGATCGGAAACGATTGGAGGCAAAGCATCATCAAGAGGGTTCTTATTTAACAGATCAGCGATATCTTCTAAATCATCTTGCAAGTCTTCTCTTATATCTTCGCACATCTGCAACGCTTGCTCAGGTGAGGCGCGCCCTTCCAATAGGCCTGCCCTTAATTCACAGAAATTTTCGAACGCGTCGGGTGCAGCACATAAAGATGGATTTGCCGGCACCATTTCATCTGCCGGTAATGCGTCCAAAAAATTTTGCATATTATCTTTTACTTCTGCTGGAAATAAGTTGCCCGTATCGCCAAAAAAGGAGCAAATTGAATTCTTATTGCTTAATCCTTCGCGGAAATCAGGATACTCAAATTGAATTAAACTGTCAACAACTGTTAAAAACTCGTTGGAGCAATTTCCCTGGAATGCTTCTATTAATTCTCTGGGGGTTACAGCACAGGAAAGATCTTCGGCAAATTTAATCACCTGATCTTGATTGGCCAAAGCTGTCGCACCAACACCAAGATTTGAGAAAAGAGATACGATTGTGGTATTAATCTGATCGATATCCGCATCAGGACCGCAAATTGAATCTTTTATCATATCTTTAAAAGTGGCCTCGCATGCTTCTCCTAAAGATGGTGGAAGTGTATCATTCATATCACCGCCGCGGGCTAATAGATCACAAAGGGAACCTCCTAGTATTGAGCAAATCTTCACCATAAGTTTTATGATTACCTGTATGATGGCCTGCTGAATGGCTTGGCGTGCAGCCAAGAACAAAAGACCAGTCCAGTCCATCACTTTAGGAATCCAGCCAAATGGATTCTGAACCTGCGGCATCGAGATATCAAAAATGTTATCGCAGAAAGGAAGCTCTAAGTCTTTAACAGCATCTGTTACGCTTGGATCGAGAACAGGGGGTCTTGGACAATCCATTAAAGCAATAAAACTAGCAATAAGTTGTGCTCCGGGATATTTATTTAGCATATCAAGCAATCCAAAATAATCATCAGCATATACCTCTATTAATGCCAGAACATATGCTTGAAAGACAACATTAGGATTTAATTGACGGGTAGGATCAGTAAGATCAAGTTGTTGTGCCAAGGTCTTTCTACTTCTCTCCGAAGACCCTTTTAGTTCTTGTGCGGTCATCCCCACATAAGATTCTTTTTTGGTTTCTCTCTGTTCATCAATATTCGCCGGCTGTTCCCATGGTCTTATTACGTTTATTTTGCCCGCAATTGTGTCCGAGAGTTCTTGATTTTGGCTATCGTTTTTAAATAAATCGCCGCTGGCTAGCTTTTTCTTAACCAATGCATCTAATTCGGCTTGCTTTTCCGCGGGGAGACCGACAAAAAGATCTCCAAAATTTTCAATTGACATTGCTCCTAAAGCAGATTTAAGAATACGAGAAAGCGATTCTTCTAATGTGAGCCCTTTCATCAAGCAGTTAATACAGTCCATTAAAAGCTCATAAAGACCGCATAATTTTAATCTATCGAGGCCTTTTGAGAATATGTCATCAGTTAGTTGCTGCGACATTCCAAATTTACTAGAGAGTGCTGAACCCAGAAGAAGCACACATAATTCTTCGAACGGATTGCCGCTGGCTTCCATTTGTTTATATGCCTGCTCTTGAGCAAAAACAAGAATATTTTTAGTTGACTTTGATTCTGGATCATAGACGAGTCCCAATTTTTTCCATTCTTCTTGAGCTTCTCCAAGAGATTTTTTGCACATATTTTTATGAAACTGGTATGCTATGGCGTCTTTAAGTCCAAAAACAGGATCTAAAATATCTTGTCCTAATTGTTTGCCTTCTTCGGCAAGGTTTTTTGCAATACAATCGGCATTAGTTTCCTGAATTCCATAATTAATCTCTTCAACAACTTCGGGATAAGTATATTTTTTAATAAAATCAATCCAAGGCCCGGGAGTTCTCGCATCTAGATCTCTATGCATTTCATGCAAATTGGCAAAATAGGCCATGGCTGTCGAATCTTTAAAGGACTCTTTGCTAGTTAGAGTAGATAATTTATCTCCCTCGTATACTAGTGGGACTTCTCCGCAATTTTCAGTATAAACTGTTAGTTTTTTTACTTTATATCTCGAATCAAATTTAATAATTATTTTTTTAACCCTATCCTTAAAAAGACCTGCTTGGCCAGCGCCAACAATATTAACTCCTTTCGAGTTTAAAAAATTATCTAAATCAAGCAAAATAGTGCCCATAGAGCCGGTTCGTTTTCCATAATTGCTAAGCTGATCAGTTGTAAATACTTTTCTTGAATTTGCAAAAACTAAATTGCCGCCTTCAATTGCTTGATATACTTTATAATACATGCTATAAAGCTTGAGTCCTTTTCGTACAAATGTTAGAAAAGGGTAAAGATCGTCGGCTAAATATGTAATTGTCTTAGCGCCGGCGTCAACTAGAGGTTGTTCTATGGGGCTTGGTTTTTCATCCTCTGTGTTGTTATCATCTTCTAACGAGGCAAAGTCTTCGTAAGGTACAGAATATAATAATCTAACTTTAGAAGCTGCACGAACATCTAAATAATATTTTGTATGCTCGATGGCTCCTCTAATTGCTTCTTTAGAGGCTTCAATAACCTTCTTATTAAACCCAAGCAAAAGATTTTTAATAGCTTCTTCTTGATATCGTTCAAATGATAATTCTACATATTCAGCAGCTTCTTCTTCGGTAAGATCTTCAGTGCCGGCCGGCAGCAAAGATGAATAATCACTGGCAATTATAACAATTTGAAATTTACAGTTTTTTCCATTAAGCCATGGTTCTTTTTGATTGCCAGTACGCCAATCGGGCATTACCGCATTTGGGTCTGGAATACATTCGGGACAAACTACCCCCTCTTTGACTTCGATGATATCTTCACAAACATCAACTAAGCCATCCCCATTTTTATCTTGATAGCGTAAAAATTTTGATTCTGCCATTTTTCTCTTTTTTAATTATGTTGTATAAACATTTTTACTACAAATATACTTGCCGCCAAAAGTTTCTAAATAATTAACTTCCCACAAGGTTTTATTAATTCGTGATTGATAAATAGAATTCTGCACATTGGCCAATAATTGAGTTGCTGTTGTTGCTGCTGCAGAAGGATAGTGTGCTAATACCGGCACTGTAACACCTATCGTGGAATTAAACGTTGTTTGGAGTAACGTTAAATTAAGTAATGCTCCCATTAATCTACCTAATATTTCTGATATTTCTTTAAATGCGGCAACAGTATTATCACCCTTAAGTAGTGGCTGTAACACCTTAATTGTTTCTGTTGATGTTTCACCATTCGCATTAATTGAAATTGCTACTTCTCTGGCGCCGGTATTGTTGCCGGCTATTAATTCAATGGGAGATGCTATAGGGATGGATTTTCCTTTGGAGTCTTTTTCGGCTTGCCCTTTCATTCTTCCGCTTACAATTTTAACACCACGTCTTCCAATAATTCTAACACCATCTGCTTTAATGCCAATTCCAGATTTATTTTTGGCCGATCCTATATTGCCATCTGCTAAACCAAAATTCTTATCAATATCGGTTCGTTGACTAATATATATTCTGGCGGCATCAGCGCCATAATGCGGAGTTTGTATAAGGGTATTATCGGCAATTTTTCCTCGTAAACTAGAGAGCCTTCCTGCCACAAT